AAGTTGTGTTGCCATAAGGAGCACCATTAGCTTCCCAACTAATATCAGCAGAAGCAACTTCTCCTACTGCGGTGTTCATTGAAACGCTTGTAATAAAAACAGAGAATTGAATATCTCGAATATCTGAAGACCCTGTAGTCATCCGCAGCTTTAACACTATTTCAGGAGAAGCATCGTTTTCACCATCTCCTGCTGAACCTCCTGCTTTTATGGAATTAGTTAAAATTGCATTTAAGTTTGAATTAGCACCAGAAGCAGGACTAGCAACGTAATAAAACAAACGGCAACTACCTGAATAACTTCTTACTCCTGCTTTTAAAGTTCTATCAGTGTCTCCTAGTGAAGTTGTTTCTAGGACAGCCATTGAGCTAGAAAAAGACCAAGACTGAACCTTTGCAGCTTTAGTGTCTGACTCCGCTATGTAGAGTTCTCCATCACGACCAGAATAAAAACCCACAACCTTAAATTAAAACGTTGTTCTTATTATATGGGTGCATCCAAGCAAGCAACAAAACTACAGCTAACATTACTCAATCCATTGAATGTACTTGTAACAGTTGGCGGCCCTGTATATCTCCATTTTAGACCACTACTTGAACCTTCTTGAACGTGAATCCTCAAAAATACGTTCTCAATTCCTTGTAACCCGTGTAATTCATCAAAAGTGACATGATCCCAATCACTATTTACATTGTTGTAGTTTCCAAGAATATCTACGACATTTCCGTCACTTATATTTGAAAAGCTCAATGAAAGGGTTGCATTAACAGATCTATCACCAAAACGTATATGTGTCTTTGTTCCATCTAAAGATTCAAAATCAGTACTTGGGTATGTTCCAGGTGTAAAACTTCTAGCACTAGGCTTTATAGCAGGAAATTGAATTGGATTACCCATGTTTAACTCTCAACAACAAAACGAGATGAAGATCCTTGCCCCCATCCTTGTAATATAGCCAACCTACTTTCATCTGTTAATTTGACGTACGAACCAGATAAATCAATCAAACCATCTTCTCCGAACGTAATACTTTCAACTTTATAGCATTGATCTGTATTCCCAGTTTCTTTGATAGTAAACAACGTTCCAGCGTATGCTTTTACTGCACTTGCATTAGAAAAATCAACAGTGGCTTCTAGTACTTCTTCACTAGAAGGATTCCAATAATAAAAATCTTTAGAGCCTGTAATTGTGTCTTTACTTACAACAGTGCCATCTTCAAGAATTGCTCCATTATTAAATCGACTTGTATGATTTGTTGTTGAAAATACTCTTATATAATCACCTGGTTTTAGACCGTTTACATAATGAGGAGCCGTTTTAAAATTAACTGAATGATCTGTATATTCTCTAACGCTCAAGACATATTTTGCATAAATTATTGCATGATTTAAAGAAGTACAGAAACCACTTAAGTCATACGTCTCAACTGGATCGTCTTCATGGTCCAATCCTTCAAGTCTGACAATTACTGATTTAGTTTCAGAAAAACCATTTAACTTTTCTTTTCTCCATAAAACATTAGCTCTAAATGTTTGTCTGTCTTCAGGGGCAAGGAAATTAACTTGTAAATCTTTAATATTTCCATCGGTAAACATTGCCTTTATTTCAGGTGTAGCAATGTAATTTATTGTGTAATCGCTATTAAAAGGAACAGTAGGATACAAACTAAATTGACCTCCAACAATCGTAAAATCTAATAAGCAATAAGTCCCTTGTTCAAAAATAAAGTCTCTTAAATTAACCCTGTTTGAAATCATTCCATCCCAAAAAAAGCGGTTGGCTTGGCAAAACTTTGTAGCTATATCCATATCTACAATATTTACCGATTCTTTAGGAATAACTTTTCCTGCTCCTAATCTTTTATCTGTCAATAAGGCGTAAGCAATCTCAGGAAATAAATTTGTTTCTTCTCTATATGATCCACCGAAAGGTGCTTTAACTACTTCTATTCCTTTTCTAAAATAGGCAGAAAACTGCGTGAAATTTGTCCACTCTTTTGAACTGTCAATCCTTAACCCTGCATAAGCTAAATCTCGATAAGTTGCTCTTTGGTTTCCTGTTGTTTTAATAATTTCATTTACATACACGACACGATGTTCAGGGCCATCTAAATGACTTGATCTATCTCCTTGATATTTCCAAAAATCAGCAGCAACATCATAAGGATTTAACTCAGAAGGAATATCACTTCCTATATCATCTCTAGTTGTAATTTCATCAATATTAAGATCGACAATTTGAGCAGGAACAACAACAGAATCATCTGGATCGCTTGGATGGATTACAGCAGGAATAAGAACTTTGTCTCCTGGTCTATAATCTCCATCACCTTTATTTTCTATGGTCCAATTTGCATAAATATACTGATAGATAGGGTCTTCCCATACGTTCATCTTTACAGTTAAACCATCTCCTTGTGCAATCTGATTTTCATCAGTATCTTCATTCTGTGTTTGTATTATTTTTCCATTAATTAAAGGATCATTTGGGACACTTATTTCTTCAACTTTTCTTACATAATAAAATCTAGTAAGACCACCTGGATGTCCATTTGCACCTGCACCAGGGATACTGCTATCTAATATTGGCTCGTAATAACCTTTAAAACCACTTGATGCAATCGTATATTCAAACCTTACATGATGATGAGCAGTTGCAAGATTAGTACTAGAAGCTCCTACATGTTGCCCCCAATCTGGGCCATCATATCCTTCATTATTTGGTGTTACGTCTGAAGGATTAATGTATAAATTGAAGAAAGGAATTCCTCCATCAGGAGGATCAAAACGAAGTATTAATGTATGATTATCTGTCGCATCTATATAAGATATTGGATAACTTGTTGCTTGTGGTCCATAGAATTTAGTCCAGATAAATGTAAGTTGTCGTTTAGTACTAATATCTCCAGCTCCGAAACTAGATCTTTGTTGATAAGTATTTTTTGCCAAGCTAACTACATCATAAGTAACATTATCAGCAACACCAGGATTGCCCAAATTCCATTCTTTATTACTTAAAGATTGCTTTGTTAATCCAAACTCTAAAAGGCCAGCAAAATAAATTGTATAAAGACCTGAAGAAAACTTAGCCGCTAAGTCTAAACTTGATGCTCCATTTGCATTTAACAAACATGCGGTTAAACTTTGTCCTCCTGCAACTCTTCTAATTACATCATTACCAGGCCAAGGGAAAAGTCTATATTCATACTGACCATTGGGATGAGCAACTCTTATATAGTTATATTGAAATTCAGGTGTATTTCCTTTGACACAAAATAACCCCGAATGATTATTTACATTATCAGGTTTAATCCAATGATCATCAGACCATTCTTCATTTGATCCAGCTTTTCTTATTAATAATTTAAAGAAACTTATTCTGTTTAAATAAGTCTGAACTTGTCCTAATGTTATAGGATTTTTATCATTTATTGCACCAACAAGATTTCCTTCTGTAGGCTTACTATTTACATTTGCAAACTGCATCTGTTTGAAAACCTTTGACTTCAAACCTATTTCTGTAATATCACAATCTCTATTATTAGAAACACTACCTATTGTTGTTTTTTGTAAGGCATACCTTGTATGTGGAGGGAAGATTTCATTTTTATTTTGTTCGTAATAAAAAGGACCAGGACTATTAGGAATGTGCCACGCATTACCGCTTGTATTCCATTCAGGATTTAAACAATGCGTAGCTAAATTTGCATTAGGCAAGCATTCGTAATATCCCTTTTGAACAACCTTGAAAGTGTACTGTCTTGTTTGTGATTTACGGCCTTCCCACGGAGCACCAGGATACGCTAAATTATCGCCTCCCATCGTGCATGAAACTAAAGCTGTTCCAGCCATATATTGCTCTCCTTTTGATATGTACCCGTCAGTTGCTTCTCTTACAGAAATACTAATTGCATCAACATCTTCAACACCATGACGGCCAATATGTCTTGTATCGTTTTTCTGAAAAGCAAGGACATTATCATCACTTGTTTCACTATTATCAGAACCTCCTACAACTTGATAAGTTAAATCAGTTCCAACAGGTACTTCATCTAAACCTGCTTTTTGATTAGTAGTTCCACCAGCAGCAAAACCAGCTCTCATAGGCCACAAGCCTAAGTTCTTAACTCGTTTGCGAATTTGTATTCTAATTCCAGGTCTAGTGTGTTTATTAACATCACCCCACCGAATTAATTCATAAGGAAGACCAAACCAAGTACAGTTTGGCATTGATGAACTTAAACCAAAAGCAGCCTGTGTTGTTGGATTTCTTGTTCCGCAAAAATATTCTTCAAAATGCCCAGTTCCATCATCAATCTTAAAAACATCATCATTAAAAACATAATTTTGATTATTAAAATAGTTATCGTTATAATTTTGACCTGATAAGAAAGGAATACTTGTTTCATTTCCAGGTAAGAAATGACCATCAATTGTACGAACTTTATATATCTTCTCAGAGTGATAATTAGAAATTAATAAATCACCAATTGCATAACCTTCAAAGTCAGGCCCATCTCCTGTTAGACCTAATTCACCTAATGAAAATAAAGCAAGAATTTTTAATTGTTGAAAACGACCAAAACTAAGAAGTTGTGACCACAACACTTGAGAATTAACCCTAATGCCGCCATACTTCCGACCATTTAATTCTTGATATTTAGTAAAAACAAGAGGAACTAAATCTCCTAAAATTGCTAATTCTTGAACACTATTAAAGCTATGTTGTGGAGCAAACTTTTTAGATCCTGCTATATCTGCTGTTCTTACACCTTGCCCTTGTTTTTGACTAGGAGGTTTTGGCATTAACAAATGAGATACATAAGTTAAAGCAATACCAACAACGATCTGACCAAAAAAAGTTAATCCACCAGAAATAGCTCCACCCACAAACAATGCTTGAGGCATATTTACTATTTCAGGAACTAACCCATACGCTTCAGGTTTTTCTTTTACTTTTGCTGCTACACCTTCTAAAAATTTAAAATATTCTTCTTCTGTTAAACCTAAAGAATTACAGAGTTCGGCTTCCGTTGGAAGTAACACCCTACGACCAAAAGGGCTTCTAGCGGAGACCATATCACCACCTGGTCTTCTAATGTCCTTCGGTAACTCAGCCATCCTTCCTCGTAATAAGCAGCCATGCCATAACCATCATCTGATTTGCATAAG